TTTAACTTTAATTTCCGCAGACGTTATTGCTAAGATGCCAATAGATCCAAGAATCCACGAGAAAGATGGATTAGATGTTTACGTCAGACCATCCGCTGGACATACGTATTGTTTAGTGGCTGACGTGGCCAAAGGTGTTGGTGGTGACTATTCAGCATTCCAAGTGATTGATATTACTGAGTCTCCATATCGTGTTGTTGCAAAATATAGAAGCAATAACATTAGTCCTTTGTTATATCCTAATGTCTTATACAAAATAGGCAAAGAATATAATGAAGCGTATCTCTTACTAGAGATAAACGTAAGCGAACAAGTTGCCCATATCTTGTATAACGAACTAGAGTACGAGAATATTCTGTTCGTCAATCGTCAAACAAATGGGCAGTATGTCGGTGCTGGTTTTGGTGGAGGTAAAACTCAACTGGGTGTCAATACCGATAAGAAGATTAAACGAATTGGGTGTCACAACTTTAAGTCTTTAGTCGAAGAAAATAAATTATTAATCACTGATGCGGATACGATCTCTGAAATCTCTACTTTTATTGAGAAAAAAGGATCCTATGAAGCGGATGAGGGGTACCATGATGACTTGGTTATGCCATTAGTTCTTTTCGGTTGGTTGACAACTCAGCCATATTTTAAAGACCTAAATAACATAAACCTAAGAACTATTATGTATGAAAAACAGATTCAAGCAATTGAGGATGAACTTACTCCTTTTGGGTTCTATGATGATGGAAATGGCGATAAAGAACCATTGAATTTTTGAGAAAACCAAGAAAAACTAAATAAATGGTAGACAAGATTTCTGTCTAAAAGTAAAACTTATTAACAAGGAGAATTACAATGCCTTTCCAATTATCTCCAGGCGTTGCAGTCGTAGAAAAAGATTTTTCAGCGATCGTTCCAGCAGTATCTACTAGTCGTGGTGCTTTTGCTGGTGCTTTCCAATGGGGTCCAGTTATGTCCCCAACTCAGGTTACCTCAGAGAATGAACTCGTTTCTATCTTCGGTAAGCCAGTTGACGGAAACTTTAAATCTTTCTTTACTGCAGCAAACTTCCTATCTTATACTAATGCACTATTAGTTGCTCGTGCTGACGCTGTTGGTGCACGAAACGCTGTAGCTTCTCTATCAGGTACTGTTACTTCTGTTACTAGAACTGCTCCTGGATCTGGTTATACATCAGCTCCAACAGCAACTTTTAGCGCACCTGATGTTGCTGGTGGTATTAATGCCACTGGTACTGTTGCTATTTCTGGCGGTGCTGTTACTGCAGCAACTGTTTCTGCTGGTGGTACTGGTTACACAACTCCAACTATTACTTTTAGCGCACCTCAGGTTGCTGGTGGTGTTACTGCTACTGGTACACTTACAGTTGCCAGCGGTGTAATTACTGCTGTAGTTATTACTGTTGCTGGTTCAGGTTACACTACTGCTCCTACTGCCACTATTGGTAACGTAGGTTCTGGTACTGGTGCTACTATCGGTTCAGTTACTATTGCTGCTTCTACAGTTACTACTTTAACTATTACCAATGCTGGTACTGGTTACACTTCTGCTCCTACAGTTACTATTTCTGGCGGTGCAGGTAGCGGTGCTACGTTTACTGCTGCCATTACAACTGGTGGTGTTAAGATCAATAATAGCACTGACTATATCGCTTCTTTTGCTAATGGTGCTGGCACTGTTGGTGAATTTGCTGCTAAGTATCCAGGTGCTCTAGGTAACTCTCTAAAAGTTTCTATCTGTGACTCAGTAGGTTACTCTACTTGGACTTACAAAGATAACTTTAATACTGCTCCAGGTACTTCTACTTTCGCTACTAGCGTTGGTGGTACTCTAGATGAAGTTCACGTAATCGTTATCGATGAAGATGGTCTGTGGACTGGTACACCAAATACTGTGTTAGAAAAGTATGCGTATCTTTCTAAAGCATCAGATGCTAAGACTTCTAATGGTTCAACTAACTATTACAAGAATGTGCTTAACACTGACTCTGCGTATGTTTACTGGATGGATCATCCAACTGAAGGTACCAACTGGGGAACTACTGCTGCAGCAAAGACTTTTGCTAACTTAACTGCTCCAATTGCTCGCTCACTATCTGGTGGTGTTGACGATCTAGCAGTTTCTGATGCTAATACAATGAACGCATGGGCATTGTTTGCTGATGATGCTACTTACGATATCTCTTTGATTCCAGTTGGCGCTGCAACAACAACTGTTGCTAACTATGTTATTTCTAACATCTGTGATGTTCGTCTTGACTGCGTAGCGTTTGTATCTCCACAGAATACTAGTACTGGTGAAGTTATTACTGGCGCTGGTTCTACAGCTACTACTGCTATCAAAGCATACCGTGATGCGCTACCAAGCACTTCATACGCTGTAATGGATTCTGGTTATAAATACCAGTATGATCGTTACAATGACGTATATCGTTTCGTTCCTCTAAATGGTGACGTTGCTGGTCTTTGTGCTCGTACTGATAACACTAACGATCCTTGGTTCTCTCCAGGTGGTTTGAATCGTGGTCAAATCAAGAACGTAGTTAAATTGGCTATCAACCCAACTAAAGCAGATCGTGATGTTCTGTATCAAGCTGGTGTTAACCCAGTTGTTACTTTCCCAGGTGAGGGTACTGTGTTATTCGGTGATAAGACATTGCTTGCCAAACCATCTGCTTTCGATCGTATTAACGTGCGTCGCTTGTTTATCGTTATGGAAAAAGCAATTGCTACTGCTGCTAAGTTCCAGTTGTTTGAATTCAACGACAGCTTTACTCAAGCCCAGTTCCGTAACCTAGTAGAACCATTCTTACGTAATGTACAAGGTCGTCGTGGTATCACTGACTTCAAAGTTGTTTGTGATGGCACTAACAATACTGGTGATGTTATTGATTCTAATAACTTCGTTGCTGACATCTTCGTTAAACCAAATCGTTCTATTAACTTTATTACTCTGAACTTTATCGCTGCTCGTTCTTCTATCAGCTTTACTGAAATCGGTGCTTAATAATAGATAAATATAGAAAGAATTAAGGAGAATTATAAATGGCAAATATTGCTGATTTTAAAGCGCAGATGTTGGGTGGTGGTGCTCGCCCAAATCAATTCCGTGTTGAGTTAACATTCCCAACATATGTTACACTAGGTCCAGTAGCTGGTCAGCGTGCACAGTTCTTGTGTAAAGCTGCTCAGTTACCTGCTTCCACTATTGAGAACATTGGTGTTCTTTATCGTGGTCGTCCTGTTAACTTTGCTGGTGAACGTACTTTCCAACCATGGACTGTGACTATTTACAACGATACTACTTTTGGTATCCGTAATGCACTAGAGCAATGGCAATCTGGTATTCAGAACTATGACACTACTTCTGGTCGTGTTAATCCTGAAGACTACCAAGTTGACTTGCAAGTTCATCAATTAGATCGTAGTGGTTCAATCATCAAGACTTACAAGTTTGTTGATGCTTTCCCAACTACTGTTTCTGCAATCGGTTTAGATTACGAACAACAAAATGCTATTGAACAGTTCGATGTAGAGTTCCAATACAACTTCTTTACATCTGCTACTGGTGCTGCTGCTGGATTTGGAGTTAATGTTTCTATTGATACTCCAGTTGGTAGTTTCCCACTTTAATATTAAACAACCTGAGGGTTTTATATAATGCAGTTATTTGGATTTGAGATATTGCGCAAGAAGGAGAAGGAGTTAGACAGTATTGTTGCTCCTAATCCGCAAGATGGATCGACCGTAGTTAACACTGGCGTAAATGCTGGTGGTTACTACGGTATGGTCATGGATCTAGATGGTGTTATTAAAAACGAAAACGACCTAATCCGTCGTTATCGTGAAGTTGCCACTTACAGTGATTGTGATAGTGCCATTGAAGATATCGTTAGCGAAGCAATTGTATACGATGAAGAAGACCAAACAGTTACTATTAATCTAGATGACGTTGAAGTTTCTGATGCTATCAAGAAAAAAATTCGTGCTGAGTTTGATGCAGTATTAAAACTGTTAGAGTTTGCTGAACGTGGTCATGAGATTTTCCGTTCTTGGTATGTTGATGGTCGTGTTTACTATCATGTACTATTAGATGATAAGAATTTAAAGCAAGGAATTGTTGAGTTACGCTACATTGATCCACGTAAGATTCGTAGGATTAAAAATGTAGTTAAGTCAAGAACTCCTCAAGGTGTTGAGGTTGTTAAAGAAGTACAAGAATACTATCTTTACAATGACAAAGGTATTACTGAGCAAACAACACAAGGTGTTAAGTTATCTTTAGATTCAGTTGTTTATGCTCCATCTGGTTTCTTGGATGCTAATACTGGTATGATGATGTCTTATTTGCACAAAGCGATTAAGCCAACCAACCAGTTAAAGATGATTGAAGATTCACTAGTAATCTATCGTATCTCTCGTGCTCCTGAACGCAGAATTTTTTATGTTGACGTGGGTAACCTTCCAAAGCTGAAGGCTGAGCAATACGTTAACGATATTATGAACAAGTTCCGTAACAAGATTGTTTATGATGCAACGACAGGCGAGGTTCGTGATGACCGTCGCCACTTGTCAATGATGGAAGACTTCTGGATGCCACGTCGTGAAGGTGGTAAGGGTA